GCAGCCATGATTACCTAGCAATAGCACGAAATGGGGTGTAACTGATGTAGAAGTTCTGACCTGTTTCCAGACCAAAGATGTTTGCCTCTGAGGTGTTGGTATCATAGGCAATACAGTTTGCCCTGAGAACCCCCTCGTCGTTGGCATTGAAGGAGACCATCTCCTGAGACCCTAGGATTCTACCAGCAAGAACGCGGGTAGCCCTCTGGGTGATGTAATTCTTAAAGACCTGAGGCAGATCCTCAAAGTTAAACTTCCATACAATATCACACTTGATGGTGGATCCAGCAGGGAAGGTGTAGGTGTGGTTTACCTTGTCGTACAGTTTACCATCACGCAATACGGTCTGGTATTTCTGATTGTTGGCAAACTTGTTATCTGAAATCTGAAGGACGTTGGTGGGAACAAAGATGTTACCATTCACATCAGCAGTCAGAGGATATTGAACTTCGGTATTGAAGTGCCATCCTTCGCCTTGGATCTCTGTGTTGACTGCTTCGAGTACATTCAGAGCAATAGCGATTTCAGGGTTAGCGACATCAAGGCTGACCACAGGAGCCTGCCCGATGCCAGAGAGCATCTGGTTGATTGCTTGGAGTTGAGTCGTCATGGTTGTCGGGCAGGACTATAAAAAAAAAGGAGGCCCCCGTAGAGACCTCCTAACCTATTCCAAATTTTCTCCAAATTAGGAGTTATCAGACGTTGCGGAAAGCACCGGCACAGGACACACGAACGGCACCAGCACCGTAGGCCAGACGGCCCACGATCACGTCGCCCTGATAGATGACCTTGGTGTCAGCACCAGTGGTCTGAACGCTAGGACCGATCGCCTCGACAACGCCAGCAGCGTCACGATGGAAGATCAGGCCACAGCTGTTGGTGAAGTTCGAAGCAACACCGTAGTTGTTGTTCTCACCGGTAACAGCAGCAGCGTCGATGTTGGCGCCAGAAGCCGAACCATACTTACCCAGGAAGGGGATGTTGTTCGACTTGTAGATCTTGATACCAGCGATCTCATAGAGACCTTCGCCGCTGTTCAGGCTACCACCGGCAGCACCGTACTCACGGTTCAGGATGTTGGTATCGACCTGGCTGATCAGGGCGTAGTACTGACGAGGAGCCAGCACGGCCACACGACCATCCTTAGGAGCAGCGATCTCGTCCAGGCGAGCAGCGGCTTCAAAGAAACCGTCCACGAGGGCCTGAGCATCATACTCCTTGGAGGCACCCAGGTTGATCTGGAAGCCACCGGGTTCGCCGGTCACAGCAGCGGTCAGGCCCGAAGCACGGTCCAGAACGCGGAAGATACGACGGTCATAGAACTCAGCCAGAGCCTGGCCGATCTGACGGGCGATGGGGCCACGGATGTCATACTGGGCCAGGGTCTCGTCGAGGTTATCAACGAACGCCGAGGCGACCAGCAGGTCATCCATTGCGATGGTGGTCTCAGCAGCCGGAGGGTTGCCGGAACCCAGGATAGCATTACCAGGGGTGTGATACCCGGCCTGAATACGACCGGTATGAATGAATTGAGCTTCCTTACCGCCACGCAGGGTGCGGTTCATCACCAGGCCCTTAGCGATGGTGGAGTTGCGGAAAGCTTCGTACACTTCGCCCGTAAAGAGCTTCAGATAAAGGGCTTTCTTGTCACCGGCCTTATTAACCTGGCCGAGTTGAGTTACTGTTGCAGTCATTGTTTTAAGGAAAGAGAAGGTTTATCAGCTTTCCAAGTACTTGGGTTTTATCCGGATTTAAAGTATTTGGTTTTTAGGAAATACGTCCGTTGTATTGGGTGTCTGCCGCAGCAGGCCAATACTCCAGTCATGACTGGGTTTTTAACGAGGTTGTCCCATCCTCAAAAGGTCGAGCTGGGTTTGCACCAGCACTGAGTTCCAGTTGTCCTGGCTGCCTCTACATTGGGCTATCGACCTAGCGACCCCTCTGTTTGTGCTTCCAATGGATAGGCATGAGGGGTGTTTTATTTAGTTGTCCGCGCCGAAGGGGCAGCGGGACGGTTCACCATCCACCGGGGAATCCAATCCGGTGTACAATCGCCGTTTTGATGCCACGGACGCGGGCAGTTAATCAGATCAGATCGCCGGAAGCAGCCAGCTTCGCCTCGATGTCAAGGCGGTACGCAGGATCATTCCGATAGCGAGGGTCAGAGATGGCACGGGCAAGTTCGGCTTGTGAACGGAATCCTTTGACGGAGTTACGAACGTTCTTACCAGAAACCTGTTGACCTTCAAAGCCAACAGTATCTTTGTAACGTTGATTCAGAGCCTGAACCGCAAAGAAGATGGCGTCCTTGTTACCGCTGTTGACAACGTTATCATAGGCAGCCACCTCTTCGGGTTTCAGGTTCTCAGCAGCCCAAGCCAGGGTCTGTTTGTATGCTTCATCGCCTCCAACGGATTTGACAATAGCATCAGCATCAGCATCACTGAGGGCCTGCTGAACTGGAGTAACATTCTTTTGAAGCTCAAGATAGGCTTCAATCAGTTGCTCCGAGGGAAGTTCCTTCAGCTTTTGAAGCGTGTCAGCATTCAACTGCTTAGAGTTATTGAACCACTCAGCCGAAGCATCCTTCAGGAGCTGAGCAGTTTCTGACACCCCATCATCGCTGGAGTCTTCTGTTTCTTGGGAGTCATCACTCTCGGTTTGTTCATCCGAAGGCGATTCTTCTGTATCCTTCTGACCTAGCTTCTTTTGAAGTTCCAGGTATGCCTTTTCAAGGTCCTCTGCTGATTTGAATTTACCAGCATAGTTGAGTTCTGCTTCTGAGTCCCTACGAGCTTTGTCATAGGTCTCATTGCGAATCTCTTCTTCCTCGTCTTGAAGCCTACTGCCAAGCTCAAGAAGTCTTGCTTCTTCTGCTTCCCTAGCCTCCGTATCAGCTGGATCGGTGGGGTCAAAGGTGATTTCAGGCATTGGTAATGATTAGTGGATAACAAGGGTGACTTGGCCAAGACCAGGAACCACAATCTTATTTTGTGATACCCGAGCAATGTCGGTCTTGACCTTGGGGCGTCCAGCTGATTTACGACGGGTAGTTAGTTCGGTCGTATCATCATCCGAGATTTCATAGTCCTCAGGGTTGAGGCCCTGGAGGTCCGACTCTTGGAGTTTGCTGGCTTGCGCCGATGAAGTTTCTGACGGCATCTGTTGCTTCAGGGTTCTTAGAAGGATCAAGGAGTGGGGCCTTAGCAAGATCACCCACTTGGTTGAGCATGGTTTGATTGACCATCTGCTGTTGAGCTTGTTGCTTCTCAGCAACCATCTCTTCTGCGGTCTTAACCAGCTTAATGGTATCAATGCCTTGGGCAGCAGCGAGACGCTTGATGGCTTCTTCAGGGTTAATGAATTTGGCCATCATCTCGGGGCCCAATGCCTGCGAAATGGTTTGAAGGAAGATGATCAGTGATTCCCGATCCTGACCACGGCCGATGCCTTCGACACCAGCAATGACAGTTGGGAACACAACACCCTTCGGTAGCTTAGGCAGATCGCCCGAGCGTTGAAGGATGAAGAGCTTACGTTGAAGGTAGGGCCTCAGCAGTTCAGTAGTCAGGGTACCATAGATTCCCCCGAGCTGCTCATTGAGTTCCTGTTGGGTGGCTCTGATCTCTTCAGCAGTAGTGCGTTCGCTCTGCCTTACGGTAAGGATGAGGAACGCTTCACTCAGCCGTTGATTGAGCTGGGTGATCATCTGGTAAGCAGTAGCAAAGTCTGCCTGCTTCTGGACCTGTACGGCTGTTACGTCGTCGGCCCGCCCTTGGATGATCGCCCCATTTCCGGCCTTTGCCAGAGTAGAAGGCTTAACGGTAGCAGAAGGAGATACCAGAAAGACCACCTTAGCAGCAGCAGCGGAACCTTCCACCATTGCTTGCATAAGCCCTTCAAGGGACTTAAGGTCTCCAAGGTATTCTTCGATTCGTCCACGGCCATAGTCTTCACCATCAACAACGTTGAAGCGGAGGGGAAGCCAGGGGGTTGTAGTCTTAGGAGATTTGCCCTCTGATTGAGGAACAACTTCTCCATCAACCTCTTGCCTCCAACGCCACTGTCCATCCATGAGTTTACCCCATGTATACACAGCAGCTTCGTCTTCTCCTACGGTCACATCAATGTTAGGAATACTGGTATTATCTCCAGTATGATTGACTGTGGTTGGAGATTGTCTAAATTGTTCAGGAAGGAACTGTCGATTGATTGATTCAACAGTAACGATCTCGGTAGGCTGACCCTCTCCATCACGGACGACCACAAAGCGGTCAAGAGGATAAAGCTTGATACCACTCGACCCCATGTAGACCAGGACATTCCCGGTTACAATCAGATGCTTCATTGCCTGGTGGAGGACCACACGATCCTGTGATTCGGCAATGTGCTGCATGATGACCCGCTCCATTTTGGAGAGGCTCAAGTCGATCTCTGATTTGATCTTAGCATCAAGATTTGGGTCCGAGGCGATCTTGCCATCATTGATCTGAAGCTTGAAGAACGTAGCCGTTACAGGGAACAGGCTAAGCATCAGCTTCGAGGCCATGACGTTGACGCCCTTAGCTCCGATTGACTGCCAAGGAGTGGGAAGCTTTTGCCCATTGATAACCCCAGTAGGGGTCAGCAGGTAGGGCAGGGAAAGCTCCGCACACTCACGGGCAGTGTCAAGAAAGATCGTTCTGTCGCTCGCTAATCTAGCATAACGAGATGCGGCAGATTGATTTTCCATTACTTAGGAATGTTGAGACCAGTAGCAGCAGAACCACCGCTGGACTGAGTGGAAGGGGTAACAGACAGCTGAGGCATCCGCAAACGGGCCGTACCACTGGCTGCTTGACGAGCTGCCGAACGGGTCGAGGCGGCGCTACGAATGGTAGCAACACGCTCACCAGCAGAAGCAGGAGTCAGGGAAACAGGCGGCGGTGGAGCCGGAGCCGGGGGCTCAGGAGCTGGAGGAACAGGAGGAAGGGGAGGCGGCGGTGGAGCCGCTGGAGGCGACGCGAGGCACATGATTAAATCTTTCCTTTGAGGTAGCGAATAACAGCGACGGCCCCTGCTTGAAAGGCCATCTGTCTTTCCGAAATGTTGTACTCCGGATAGGCATCTGGGTACATCTTATCAAGTTCTTCAATAAGCTTAACCAGATCTACCTTTCCCCCTATCACTCTGGATAGAGGGAGTTCTTCGGTTTCAAGGTAGTCATTAGCCATATTGAGGCAGGTCAGTGTTGGCAGCCTCAAAGAACGCAGGCATCCGAGCACGCTGGGTATCGGACAGGCCAGGAGCCTTACCACGTTCGTAAAGGGAATCGGATTGCTTCAGCCAGAAGTCCTTGTCTAGATACTTGTTCTCAGACGAGGACAGGCCATCCACTACCCATCCCACAGTCGCTCTGCGTAGTCGATTGAGGCTTGGTGTGGACTTGAGGCCCAGCTCGGAGCAGACCATCGAGTGGACGGCGACGTGAGTTTGCTCGTCTCTGCTGATGTCGGCTGCTGTGGTGCGGATGCCGATGTCTCCGTTGAATCGGAAGAAGGGAAGGATGACGAAGAAGACACTGCGTTCAAGAATCGCTGCCTTTAGGATAGGGTGTTCTGGGGCATCAAGCCAAGCCTTAAGGATATGTTTGGCCTCGGCTTCTGCTTTGTTGTCGGTACCGTGAGCAGCCACCACATAGTTAAGGGCTTGGTCGTGGCGCTCTTCATCCAGTTGATTACTCTTGAGGGCCTCCACAACACCGGCAGTCGCTGGCAGTTCCTTTTCCAGACCTTGCTGGAGGAACTCGCGGACCGGTAGCTCCAGGTGGCGAAGGCCGAGGGCGCGACGAATCGATTCCTCAGAACCCTCAACCAGCTTACCAGCTTGAACAGCTACGGGGGTCCACTTACGTTTACGGGCAATGACTTGGGCATAGGGGGACAGGGTATTCATTCTCCGCAGGGGATACAGGGCTCATCGATTGGTTTAACTTTGGGACAACCACAATCAGGATCCACTTCATCTTCCTCAAAGGAGAAGAGTTCCTTGTAGTCATCATCCAGGGCAGCCAGGGCATCATCCTTGGCTTGGGTATCAGGCATTACCTGAAGGGCGTAATAGAGGGAAGTCTGTGGTGAGGTGAGCCACTCCTGAAGGAACTGTTCGTCATAGGTGACGACATCGCTCCAGCTGTTAAAGGAGTAGCCGTGGAACAAGAAGGTGTTTCTAAACAGACGGACAATACCATCAGCAACCCGCTTGTAGTCCTGCCAGCCTACCTCCGAAGCAATCTCGCAATCGGGCGGGTAATCATACGACTGAACCCCAAACGTCCCTGAGTCACGATCAATGTGGCGGCTAATAGGAGGAGCCAACTCTGGAGTGGTAGTATAGCCCCGAAGATCGATATTGCTGTAACTACAAGAAGCGGTAGGGGCAATAGCAAACGCCCTATCCATTTTAGCCTGACGGGCCAACTGTGCTGCCGTGTCAATCGCTGTTGCAAGCTCAGTGACAAGGACTTCGGCTCTAGAACCGGTGAGACGACGTGTGAAGTAAGCATCGAGGGCTTTACCAAACTCTTTGTAGGTTACCTTATGATAGGCCAAGAAGTTTGCCAGCCCCAGAACACCCAGGCCAACTTGACGGTCTACTTCAGGGGCAAGGTATTCCCCAGTTTCTCCAACACCAGTCTGTCCGTGAAGAGCAATCAGAGAACTCATGCCCTCCACAAAGGCAGGTACGAGATCATCTACCGTACAAGCACCGAGATTGACATGCTGTAGAAGACAAGTGCCACGACTAGGTAGATAAACTTCAAGGCAGACATTTCCATAAATACGCTTTCCGTTACTGTCAAAGCGGATCTGGTTTAGCCAGATGTCGCCCTTCTTAATTCCATCAAGGGTGGCAGCAATCAGTTCTGGAGAAGCAACATCAAGAAAGTTCTTGTCAACATTCAAGCATCGCTTTACCCATGCCAGATCCGAACGACTGGCACGAATGAAATCAATAGCATCGGGATGAGTATAGTCAAGATGACAAACAACAGCTCCGTTTTTGTAGACTCCACCGCGCCTGAGGGTTTCATTAAGAGCAGAGTAGATGCGAGCAAAAGAAACAGGGCCAGACGCAGTAAGACCGCGACCATTCTCAGCCCCGAGAGGACGGAGTTTAGAAAGGTGGACAGCAACTCCAGCACCATTGCGAAGGGCGTGTGAGACGAAGCGCCAGGAGGCTTCAATGCCCTCCGGTCCTTCCATGCTGTCCTCAACGACAAACACGGTGCAACTGACGGGAAGGCGAGATTCCGGATTGTCGATCCACGATTGAACGCGACCGGTCCGGGCGATAGTGTTGGGGAGGTCTCCCAGGTCAGCGTAGCTGGTCATACGAGGTCGTCAAGAATAGGTGGTTGATAGTTAGGCCCCTTCATCACTTTACCATCTGCTCGACGTAGGGGCTTCCCATCGACCAGTTTGCTCATGTTTGATTCGAACACCCGTCGCATTGCGGTGTCCAGGTCCCAGCCACGAGCAGCTGCGTATTGGTAGCAGACGAACACGAGGTCTGCCAGCTCTTTTAATTGATCAACCTTTGAGCCACTTAACTCGTCTTCATACTCAACCCGAAGCTCGTTGTATTCTTCGATGATGAGTCCAAATTGAAGTTCGTGGACATTCTCATCCGGTGTGTTAAGCGGCTGATCCATCGCCTCGCGGAAGGTGATGGCCTGCTGGAGCAACGATGGGGACATGTCAAGTAAATGTGGCGAGCTTTTTGTTCAAGTAAACAATGGCTTTTTCCAGATCATCCTTTGCGGACTCTCCAGGTTTATGGCCAGCTCTGGCAATGTACTTAACAGCATTCCCTAAAAAGAAATCTAGCTCTTGAGATTCAATAAAATCCCACGGCTCAATCTTTCCCCTTCGGTAATGGCTGGGGTTTGTTTTCGAAGAATTCACGGTAGGCTGGGTTGTTTCGGATTCGCCAGAGGCAGTACTCGTTCCAGAGTCGGCCCACGGGTCCTCGGTGGACCATTGCTTGTCGGTCAAGCCACAGTCGGACTCCAAGAACTCTTTTATTGACTTGTAGTGCGATGGTGGTGCGGAGATGTTGTACCTGTAGGTCCACATAATGAAAAAGGTTTCGATCCAGAATGTAGAGAACAATAAGGACTAGAGAGATCTCTAGCCAAATGAGGGGGTCCATAGAATGGGTTCCTTCGTGGTTGAGTTGTATTCGCCCGGACGAAGGATCCGTGCCAAGCGAGCGTTGAGTAGGGCATCTTCCTCGGCAAGGCCTGCCTTTTCGTAGGCAGCTACGATAGCCTCCCACGGATCGGTGGCCTTGTCAAGGATCTTCTTGGCCCCTACGGAACCAACACCCGGAACGCCCTTGTAGCCATCAACGGGGTCGCCTGTTAAGCATTGGGTCCAGAACCAGTGATCGGCCTCTTCTGGGGTCACGTTGACCTCATCCTCGCCGTTAAAGAGGCGGCAGGAGATTTGCTTCATGTCTTTGTCCGGACTGACCAGAACAAAGTCAGAAGGATCAAGGTGACACTCCAGACCAAGAGCATCGTCGGCTTCCAGATTAGGGTAACGAACAGTTTTGTAATGCTTAGCACACCACTCCAGCAGGCGTTTGTAGCCAACTGGTTTGCGCTTGGTTCTCTTACCCTTGTAGTCCGCAGAGATAGTCTTACGGAAGTTCTTGGTGTCGGAGAAGTAAAGGGTGATGTGGTCGCTATCAAATCTTTTTCGGAGATTGTTAAGCTCACCCTCAAAGATCTCCAGCACTACTTGAAAGTTGCTGGCAATGGTGATGAGGTCATCGCCCCAGTCCAACTCTATCTCAGCTGATTGGCAGGCTCGATAGGCAAAGAAGTCAGCATCAACCCGAAGGTGGGTATCAGTGACAGTCTGCCCACGAAGCTCCTTCTTTTGCTTCTGACGCGAGGGGAACTCGGAGTTTGTAGTATTCCCCCGCCTGGACGATCGACCATTCGAGTTGGAACTTGGCATCATTAACTAGGTGTGGTTGAACAGCAAGCTGTATTTCATCGTGGATCCAGCCAAGCCATTGATAGTCAATGTCCCAACGGTATCCTAATTGTTCCAGTTGTTGGTAAGCAATAGCATTCCACCGCTTGCAAACAATGGCACCAGCTGATTGTAGAAGGTAGTTGAGGGCTGCGTGCTTCTTTCCTTGGAGACGGATAGGACGACCATCTAATCCCTTGAGGACATCAGATTCAGCTCGCTTACTAACCGCCTTAAGTAGTTGATCAAGGCCAGGAATAGCTTCAAGAAACTTCTTACGAATGTCTTTACCAAGCGCAGCAGCTTTCTTCTCATCGAGGGACTTATCCAGAGATACTCCGATCTTGCGATCAGATGCGCCGTAGATAAATGCATAGGTCAGTGTTTTGACATCCTTTCTGGAGCAACCAACTCGATCAGCATTCTGTTGATGAATGTCTCCATTAACAACAACATCTGCGAAGGCACCTCCGTCATAAAAAGCAAGGTAGTGGCCAAGCATACGCAGCTCAAGTCCAGAAGCATCAGCACCAACCTGACGCATACCTTTGCCAGGGCCAAACAACTCGCGGCAACGAGGATCAGAGGAAGTTTGACCAAGGTTAGGACGACTGTGGGCATTCCGTCCTGTGTTCGTGGCCAGTTGGCAGGTATGGTGTATGCGACCATCCTTGGTAACCATCTTAAGCCACGCATTGGCTCCGTCACTGAGTTGACCCAGAGCTTTTTGAAGTTCCAAGATCCGTCCAAATGTATCGGCCTCCATTGTTCCGATGGATTGTAGAATGCCTTCATCAATTTTGAGTCGTCCAGTGTCGGTAAACACCTCAGGCTTCCAACCCCTCCAGGTCATGAAGGCCCAGCCGATGTGGTCGCGGCTTGTGGGATTGAACTCCTTCAGCTTTGTAAATGGTGCGTCCTTGATGTACCCCCGTGTCGCGTTGGGACGCTTAGGAGTCATCTGCCCACCATCCACATACGGGAAGGTGGCACGCATCTGATCGGCCAGCTGGTCCATTTCTGTTCTGAGAACGGACTCTAGTTGCTGTGCCTTCTTCACATCAAAGGGCCATCCAGAGGTTTCCTGCTTGGCCATGATCGCTGCAACATCATGCTCAAGTTGAATGGAATCTTCGAACTTGTTCAGCTTATCCGAGAACAGCTGAAACAAAGTCATACAAACGTGAACATCCTGCTCGCAATAGTCTTCCATCTCCTTTGACCACTCTGACCAGTCCGTCGTCTTTGCGAACTGACCTTTGTAATCACCAAGACGGTAGCCCCATGCCTCCAGGGAATGTCTACCAAACAACTTGCTTGGCATTCCAATGGGCTTCTTGCGGAAGTCCCGAGATAGGATGTCTGGAAAGAACATCCGGCTCATAATCAAGGTGTCATAGATCCTTGCTTTGGGTTCAAAGAATGGGTAAAGACTTTGAATCACGGGAATGTCAAACCCAACAATGTTGTGGCCGACAAGCTCTTCCGCGCACTCCAGGAGGGTAACACCGGTGGTAACAGACTCGGCTGATCCACTGTCGTTGTATCGTAAGACCTGTCCACTGTCCAGATCCTTGGTAACAATACAGTGAATACGATCTAAGCCTTGCCGTGGTAGCCCATTGGTTTCAATGTCAAACAGCAGCCTCATGACCACTGTCCTGGATGTTCGGCGTCGAGGGCTGCTTGGGTGTGAGCGTCAGGCTTACCACATTCGTTACAGAAGTAGCCTTGCGGATATTCCTCAGAGTAGAAAAAGGAATCAGAGCCGCAGGAACAAAGATCATTAGAAGTCAGAATAGTCATCGGGAACGTTTGGTTTGGACTTAGTCAGTTCGACAACATCGGACTCAATCATTCTACCAGTGTTGCCATCAAAGCTGACGGCTCCAGCTGGACCAGTCTTGCCATTGAAGCGATTCTTCAGCACACGAATGTTGGAAGTACTGTCGCCTGCTGATAGGTTACGTTCAAGAGCAATGACCATGTCAGAAAGTTGCACGATGCTGTGGCTGCCACGAAGGTGACCGAGGCTAACCTGTGCCCCGTCCTCGTGGCCCTTGTCGTTCTGTGGTCGCTTGAGGTGGCTGATCAGAATCATGCCAATGCCAGTCTCCTCCACAAAGGAACGGAGCTTGGTCATTGTCAGATCAATCAGCTTTCTTTCATCGTGTGACTCATTGCCACTCATCAAGATTGAGAGGTGATCGAGGATGATCCACCCAACCTCTTTGGCGAGGGCCATGAATCGACAGTCGGAAAGAATTGCATCAGGGTCCACAGAACCAAAACCATCTCGCAGATAAACCCTACCGGTACCGAGCGAGGCTTCGAATGCCGCCTTGAGATCATCTGTTGGAAGTTCATTGTTGAGGTGAAGTGGTCGGTTGGCCTTGACGGACATCAAGCGAAGAGCAGTCCGTTGAAGACTCTCCTCAAGGGCAATATAGCCCACACTCTGGTCCTGGTCAACCAACTTCTGAGCTACCTCTCCACAAAATGTGGATTTACCAACACCGGATCCGGCGGTAACGGTAACCAGCTCGCCTCTGCGAAGTCCTCCGGTGATGGAGTTGAGAGCAGAGAAAGGCCAGTCAGCGTCTCGACCATGAAGGGGACGAGTGGCCAGATCGAAAAGTTCACGCCCATCAATGACGGTCTTTGGTGAGTAAGATTTCTTGTTCCATAGCGCCTGTCTGATTGCGTCGTTGTCCTTGGCAATCAAAGCCTCGTTGGCATCCTTGTAGGGGCTGGTTCTGGCAATGAAGAGCCGATCGTGTGGAAAGAGACTCGCACAGTCTTGTGCTGCTTGGATTCCAGCGTCGTCATTGTCGAACAGAAGGATAATCTCTTCAAACCCCAGAAGCCACTTCAGCTGGTGCTGGAGGGCACGCTTAGCGCCTTGGGCTCCATTTGGAACGGAAACCACAGGCCAGCTATTGCGAACCTGAAACACGCTGAGGCAGTCAAACTCGCCCTCGGTGATAACAATGGACTTGCCTTGACCCCATAGTTGTTGACCGAAAAGCGTGTGGTCTTCATTCTTCCCTACCCACCGAAAATCCTTTTCAACATCACGAGCTTTA